TTTCAAGTAGAAGTTGACCCATGGCCACTACCACAAAATACTAACTATGTTTATGATTTGGGAGTCTATGTTGAGAATATTAATTGGTTTGAGGTGGCAAGTGGTATGGGTGGCTTGAAGTGGGCGCTATAATTATGCGAGTATTCTCTTCTTTTACTGTTAGATGAGTTTGGAAGGAATCAGCTCTATTTTTTCAAGAATCAAAAATATGGTTTCATATAAATTATACAAGGCTACAACCGACCCGGACGCGGAGCGCTTTGTTGAAGAGCAGAAAGCAAATAGAGCGAAGATTGAAGCATATGAAACTAGTGACGTATCTGGCACCATTGATATTTCTGGCACCATGGATATTTCTGGCACAAATATACAACTTCCTCCGCAAAATCTTATAGCAGAAATCATTAAGAATATTGTATCTTCCTTCTTCATTTTTCTTTTTATTCTTTTTGCTATCTATTCAGGCCATCTGGCAGCTAATGACGCAATTGGTCGCGACATACAATATAGAATACTCTACTTTATATATGGAACTATTTTTGCGCCTTTTGTATGTCTTTACTACATAATCCAGGTTATGAGAGGTGAATCAGTGAAGTCATATGCTATACTTCCTATAAGGGAAGGTGAAGTTCCTAATGGCCTTGAAGGATTCTTCTTGAGCTTTATTTCATATACACCTGATGCGGAGGTATCTGCAAAGAGAGCAAAATATATCGCAGATCTCGCAGCGGCGGCGACCTAAATCTAGATTTCTATTATATTACAGAAGCGGAAAAAATGGCATTAACTAAACCCTTTGTATCAGTTGTAACTCCTACCTATAATCGTAGGAAATTTATTCCTACGCTCATAGATATTTACAAGGCACAGACATACCCTAAAGAACGCATGGAATGGCTAATTCTTGATGACGGGACAGATAAGGTTGGCGACCTAATTACGAGTCTAACAAAACAGATTCCAAATGTTCGTTATATTCCTCTAGAAACAAAGACAAATATTGGTGCAAAACGAAATATTCTTAACAGAGAAGCAAAAGGCGAAATTATCATTTCAATGGATGATGATGATTACTATCTTCCTGAAAGAGTCGCATATACTGTATCAATGTTTATTCGTAATCCCACTATTGAACTAGCAGGTTGTTCAGAAATCTATATGTATTATACAGATATTGGGGAAATCTACCGGTTTGGACCCTATGCTCAGAGACATGCAACAAATGGAACTCTCGCTATCCGCTCATCTTATCTTAAAACACATTCACATGATGAGTCTGTCACTCATGCTGAAGAGAAATCATTCCTAGATGGATTCAAAAACCCTCTTATTCAGCTTGACTGTCACAGAGTTATGCTCGTTATGAGTCATTCAGAAAATACATTTGATAAAATTAAATTTCGCGAAAATCCGAGCCCTTTTGTTAAGAAAACTGATATGAAACTTAAAACATTTATAAAGGAGAAGGCCATCAGAGATTTTTTTGCCTCTGCCTAGCCCAAAGGTCTAAAGGTTTTTAAGGAAAATAAGACAGTGATGAACGCCATAATATATCCATTACCAGACATGTCCAACTTTTATGAAAATGTCCATAATTACTATTCTCCTTTAAAAAGTCTATTGATATTAGAGGATATATTTCAAAATAGTATATCTCAAGATTCCGAGATGTGTGATACGCCAGCAGAAATAAAAGTCCCTTTAAGGTTACATCAAAAATCTATGTTACATGCTATGGAGAATGCCGAGAAACTCGGTGCAAATGGTCGCGCCATATATAACGAAACTCTTTATTCAAATACAGGTATTTTAGGTGATCGTGTTGGTGTTGGTAAGTCTCTCATGGTGTTATCTCATATTGCTCGCATGAAGAAAAATACTGGACAGGTTCACTACAATAATACATCCCTACATAATTGTCCTGCTCTCTTCAGTATTAAGAAGTACATCATAAATGATTTATCAGCTAATACATTAATAGTTGTCCCTCACAATTTATATAGACAGTGGCAAGAATACATTGAAACTCAGACTACTCTAAAAGCATGCTTCATAAAAGCGAAGACTATCTTTACTGATTCTGAGGATGGCTCTAAAAATCTCTCAGACACTATTCTGAAGAAGGATGTAACCCTTGTATCAAACACATTTTTCCCAGCATTGATGCATTATTGTTGGAATAAGAAGCTAGAATGGAAGCGAGTATTCTTTGATGAGGCCGATTCTATTCATATAACTTCAACAACTCATCGTATAAAAGCCGGTTTTATCTGGTTTATTACAGCATCTTGGGCAAATATGATATTTCACCGAGACAGCCGATTTTCACAGCAAACAATTGAATATTCCAAAAAATATAAATTTCATCCTGAGGTTGCAAAATGGCTGAAAAAAGAGGGAGTAGGTAACAATAATTATTACTACCCCCCATTTACTATAAGGTCGGCCAGTTACTTCAAAGATTTATTGTCATTACATCCTTTAAGAGGATATACTGTTTTAACAAGTAACCCTGAATATTTGGAAACCTCAATTAATATGCCCCTCATAAATGAACAGATTATTGAGTGCCTTCCTTCTGTTGCGTCTATGATCTTAGGTAATCTAATAAATGACAATATTAGTTCATTACTACATGCTGGAGATGTAAAGGGGGCTCTTAATGCTCTTGGTGTTAATGAAACTGACAATATTTCCCTCATACAGGCTGTCAATCTTTCTCGCAAAAAAGAGCTAGATAATTACAAGAAGACTCTAGCTTTTAAGGAAACTCTAGAGTATGCGACACCTGCTTCAAAGGAACTTGCTTTGAAGAATCTTCGTGAGAAGATCTCTAGTTTGGAGAGTCAGATTAAAACACTTCATGATCGTATCTCAAATGTGAAATCGGAAGTATGTGGAATCTGCTATGATGAACCGGACCCTATTACAATAACCCCTTGTTGCAGTCAGATTTTTTGTGGTCGCTGTATTTTATTTAGCATGGAGAAGAATCCTGAATGCCCTATGTGTAGAACTCTAATAAATGCAAAGAAGCTCATCATGTTAGGGCAGGGGGCGGCAGCAGCAGAAGCAATAATGGATATAGAAGACCCAAATAAGCCTCTAAAAAAGCCGGACCAACTCCTGAAACTCATACGCGAGAATCCAAAAGGGAAGTTCCTTGTCTTTAGCCGCTATGACAATCCTTTTGATCAGATTCGTCTTGTATGTGAAGCAGAGAATATCTCTATAAGGCAAGTAAAGGGTAACAGGGATGTTGTGAATTCAGTACTTCATTCTTTTGAAGATGGAAAGACACGAGTATTATATTTAAATTCGTCCTATTCTGGAGCAGGGCTCAATATTGTTTCGGCGACACATGTTGTTCTTCTTCATGCAATGTCAGCAGAAGAGGAAAAACAGATAGTGGGTCGCGCATATCGGTTAGGACGGACGAATGATCTCACTGTTATAAAGCTATTACACCCAGGTGAACGCTAGACTACACAGGGAATGCTAACTGTGTAAAACGAGTGCCTTGTTTAGCAGGGTCCGCTGCCAAAACACAAGAGAGCCTTATAGGGACCTGCTCATTTCCCTTTTCAAAGCCCTGATCATAGGCTTTGCACATCTCTTTCCATGCATTGAAGAGGGCGCTCTGCTTGGCGAGGACCTTTGTAAAGATGAGGTCTTTTGGCTCTATAGGGTCTTCCACTTTGGGAAGTTCCAAATTAATTATCTGTTGGGGGACAACTAGTTTGAGGCGCTGACTAATTCGGAGAACAGGCCAGCACTGATAAAAGAATGCGACAAAATCTGCCTTGTCACTTATCATGAGCTTATTGAAAATCTTTTCATAGAGTTCACTACTGTCACCTTTCTTTGTTCGGACCCTATTAGGAAGATTCTCATGTAAAACAAGTCCTGCTAGATTTGTCTCATGATTTGCTAACCAAATATGTTCATAGGGGTCCCAATCATTATAGAGACGGCTCCATGCATGTAGAAGAATATCACTTACATCGGAATCCTCTTGAAAAAGAACTGATGATGATGTCTGAAGACCGGTATTTAGCCGCACTACTTCACGGAGGTCTCCAATAGCTGCCCATTCATCTGGCACATCTTTTGTGAGCCATTTACTCAGTAGTTCCTTGGAAGGAGGGCGAACCTTCATGCTTACACATTGACGGCGGAGCTGTTCCATGGGCCGACCCTCAACAGTATTACTAATTAGGATTAGAGGACGTGTATTTTGATTTGGTTTCCATGCTCGTGCAAATGCAAGGAGCTCCTGAAGCCCACCTCGTTCACCGGAACTGAATCCGTCTATTTCGTCCAGTAGGACGGCAATTTTCTCAGGGCTACCTTGTGTTAGCCATTCACTTACACCGCCATGACGGAGCAAAGGTAGAATACTCTTACGAAATGCAGTGCCAGTTCGTGTATGTGACGCATTGAGTTCTACTACACGATAACCGAGAGCCTTGAATACTCGATATACAAGGGTAGTCTTACCTACTCCTGGAGGACCATGAAGAAAGAATCCAGATGTTGTGCGATTATGAACCCATGTCTCTAAGGCCTTTTCAACTTCAGGCTGTAATAGATATGTCCCTGAAATATCCATTCTTCTAAGGTTAGTTTCTCGTAGAGAGTCTAAGCCCTTTTACGCAGTAGGAGAACACTGTTCCTCTTTGGCAAGAGAACCATCTGGGTTTACAGGGAGAGATGGTTTATAACAGCTTTCACCATTTGTGATACCTTCCCATGATAGACCCATTTGCATTGCTCTGCTACAGAGTTCTTGATTCCGTAGAGTTAGATCTGCGGAGGCTGTTCTGAGATCAAAATAGTATTTATCATCCGTGGGGGGGTTATCAATAGACATTTCAGAATGCCATCTACTTAAACCAGTATTTCTGCTAACACCGATAAAATCAATACATGTAGGGGTTACACCCTTTGGTGCAGAATCAGAGGGCCGATTGAAAAATGTTAAGTAATCAGGGCAAGTATTAATAACTGGGGGCCAACTGCCGCCTTTACTGCCATATTTTGGGCCATATCTCAGCCAACGCAGACCGTAGAATGTTAATACAAGTAATATACATACAACATATACAATAGCAGCTACACCGCGCCCAGACTGGTATAATACCATTGTAGGGTATGTGCCGATTACTATCGCCAGAAATATGTAGAGTATTAGATACCAATTCATCTATTAAGTAGATATCAAAAATAACTGTTTTTGACTATAAGTGAAATTTTTGTTTATTAATTATATTAGCAAACAAAAAAACTCTTAGTATATTTTTAATTAATTATGTCTCTCACGCATGTGTTAAACAGTCGTTTAACCCATGCGAGCAACAGCCGCAGGTGTAGCCGCCGCATCAAGACCGCTGCTGCCAACAATTTCAATATAGCCGGTCAGAAACTCCTCACCCGCACGCTGGCCGGTAGCGGCGCCAGAAGGGAAAGATCCAACAGCTGCACCAACACACACGCCATTTTCGAAAGAAGATACAACCGCCTGGACCTTGCGGAAAGTGCGCAGAGAAGACACGATAGTCTTGCCCATATCGCGCAGCATCTTACCAGGGACATTCACAAGAGAAGATGTGGCAGTCTGAGAAGCCCATACCGCTGTAGAGAATGATACATTGGCAGCGGTTACATTTGTACCAGCCGCAACACCACTGTTCAGAACCTGACCAGTGCTGGAAGCAGTGCCCGAGCCGGCAACACCATAAGAACCAACGGTCACAAAGTAGGCATTCTCAGAAGCAATAGTCTTGATGTGGGGGAGAACAGAGGACATTTAGTTTTATATTAGTTGCCGAGAAAATTATTTTCAGCTGATTAAAAATCTGTTGCCGATTAAAATCTATTCCGATAAAATATAAAATTAATTAGAAGAGTTTCATGGAGGCTACTAAACCAGATTTTGAGCTTCCGGCCACAACATATGGATATAAAGGACAAAATGGCCGCGTGAATCTAGCTGTAGAACCTTCAGCTGGTGGATTCTTGTCGGATGCCGCAGCGAAAGTATTTACCCATCGGACTAATGCAGGGAAAGATGCCGAAACTGATATGCTTCGGGGGAACTGGGAGACAAATACCCTTACAAGTGCATTTTTTAGCGTGAAAAATATTAATATAATCCAAAATGGAATACGCTCAGAGGTTTATCGCATGTCTGCCGATAAGCAGTGGGTAATTGATCCCCAATCTGTGGACGAACTCCAAATAGTTATGCGTGGATTATTCTATCAATATGCAAAAAATCTGCCGAATAATATTGAAAGGCAGGTTAGCGAATTAAACCAAATTGTTATTGATTGGTGTGCTCCTAAAATTTTCTCTGAGGTACAATACTACCATCATTATTTGAATGATATCAGCCATATGCCGATTCCTCTGTCACAGCCGCAGTCAATGTCCTCCGCTGGATCACGGACATTGCCTTTGAATCCATTTATGTAATATGTAATCCATTTATACAGAGCTC